ATGGGCTATTATCAGGAACCAAATGGGGTGTTTTTATTAGTTATTTTGGCAAGCTTATGGTTCAATATAGGATTTATGGCGAGTTTATGGTTCATAAATTATAAAAATAATCCTCATATAACTACCGTTTACGGCAAGTATATGGTTCCTATCTTGGCGAATTTATGATTCAATTCACAGGATTAATGAAATGCTTAACGATTTAAATAAAGTCCCTAAACCGATTGTTAGCGAAGATATGCGTGAACAGATTGAACAGGGACTTATTCATTCAATGCAAAATAAAGAGGAAATATTAATTTCATACTACCGTGACGGAATAGTTCATGACATGTACATAAATGTATCGCATATTGAGCCGATGATGAAAATTGTATACTGTACGGATGCATTTGGTTTGAATACCGAATTTAAGTTTGATGAATTAGTGAATATAAATTAAAAAAAGCCGTCAAATGACGGCTTTTATTTTTACTTAACTTCATACCACCAATTATCTTTACCATCAAGGTACTTCTTCATCGCATTTAATTGAGCATCTGAAGTTGGATCAGAAATAAAATATGCTAATCCATTAGGTTGTAATATGAAATTAGCTGTCATTTTTAACGATGTTAATGCTCCCATCACATCCTCAATGTACTCTCTTGAAAAAGCACCTGATTGAATGATGTTTTGTTTATCTTCTTGCGCTTGTTCCTGCCCCGCTCCAGTAAACCAAGAAAGTGGCTTACTCCCTATCAGCGAATTCAGGTCACATTTACCAATACCAGGTACATTGCCTGTTTCCGTGTACTGCCAAATGTCGCAAGGATACGCTGGCTTATTACCACCATAACGTGGAATCCATACAAAGTCAGATTTCACATTTGCCATACCGAAAGGTTCATACATATGATGGCCGACATATAAACCGACTTTCTTAGCCCCCAAACGGTATAATTCATCGATGAAAGCTTGCGTACCGCTTCTCATATCATCCATTGTTTTCACTTCTACATCAGCCACCCAAACCGTAGCGCTCTTGTCACCGCGATTCCAGAAGTCTTGCGCTTCTTTTTTTGCATCAGCAACGGAAACAAAACGACAGAATGCATAGTTCCCAAAAGGAATGCTATGCTGTTTCATGGATTGTACATACTCTTTATATAATGGATCAACATAATTTGAACCATCTTGTACACGAGCAATAATGAAATCTATATGTTGTTTTGCTACAGACCAGTTAATGTCGCCATTCCATTTTGAAATATCAATAATATGTCCCATTATTTATCGTCTCCTTCGCTATTTACATCATGATCAGACCAAATACCTAATGCGATACCAACTGACAGCAAATAAGGTGCTAATTCATCCAAAAAGCTTTTCGCTTCTGGAACACCAAACTTCGTAAACAAAAATCCGAGCAAAGAAAAAACTGCAACCCATGTTTTCCAATTTCGAAATCGTTTTTTTATATTTTCCTTATTCATTCTTCTCCCTACTTTCCTGCGAATTTGAATAACGCTGTAATAGCCCCAACGATGACAGCTCCTATAACTGTCGTACCTAACCAAAAAACTAATTTATCTAATCTATCCACACGCAAATGAGCGCTTTTTGCTGATTGTTGGGCTTCAATGGCAACTTCTTTGACATTACCGAGCGTATCAAGCTTTGTTTCTACTCTGGTCAATCCTACAAGTAGTTCTTTCATATCATCGTGTTTTAATTCAGCCATCTTTTCACTCCTTTATTCAAAATAAAAAAGCCTGCAATAAGCACGCTTCGTTTTGTTATAAAAGCCGTATTTTATGCAAAATTAAAAACAGCTTATGGCTGCTCTGGTTTCTTATCAATTAATTGTTGTAGTAATAATTCTTCTAATCGAGCTATCCGATCTTCTTGACTAGCTACTTGTGATTTTAGATTTGCTATTTCTAACCCCTGTTCCTGTACTGTTGCATCAACTTCCTGTAAAGCTTTCATTGCAATGGATGCGTATGAATACAAGTGAATTCCTTTCCCGCTTTCATCCACAAACATTTCATCACATTCATCTACGATTAAACCGTAGTATGTTTTAATATCTTCTATTGTCAATGGTGGATCATTGGGACTTTTCTCTTCTCTCATCCGGTATAGTTCGTTTACAGCATTCTTATAATTAAATTGTCTAATTTTAAGACTTCTAATTTTTTCTAAGGCGGAAAAAGAAATATCACGGATATTAGATTTATACTCCCGTAGTGAAGGAGTCATAAAATTCCCTTGAACAGCACCCCAGCCATTTTGAGTAACAGGGGATTTCAATTGAATAACTCCTGTATATCCCGCTGCACGGCTATTACGTATAGTTACATTAGGTAATCTTAAATCAGACTCTGTACTATTATCTTCAACGACTAACGAAGTTTGATATAATCCAGTTTTTCCTCGTCTAAAATACCAACTCCCATTTCCGGCATAAAAAACATGGTAATCATTAGCGTTTAGAACACTTAGTCCGTTTCTTTGCAACTCCCAATATACAGATTTTTGGACTGCACCATCAACAATGCCATCGCTAATACCAATGCTCGCATAAGCCCCTGACCATCCTGCACCTGCTTGTGACATAAATAAGGTACCTGCTGGCGCATTAGTCTTTTCATCTGATCCTAAAATAAAAGTTGGTTGTACGGAGCCATCTGTTCTTCTGTAATGCCCCAGAAACGCTCTAGCAACACCCTTTTCATATAAACGTATGAATTGGTCATCTAAGCTTACGTAGTTATCCGTATTTGATGTTCTAATTTGACAACCGCTTAGCAATCCAGCTTTAATCCACTCTGCATTAACTTTACCAACTAAATCTATTCGTGCTGCATTTAACTTAATGTTTTCTTTACTCATGTTAAAGGCTGCGATTACATCATTTTCTTTTACAGATATGCTAACGCCCTTTTCTGTTATTTGAAGGCGTGATTCCATATCTCTTACATAGGAATCTGTAGCAAATTGCCCATCTGCTTGCGTCCTCGTATATACTTCTGTCTTTTTTGCTGCTGCATTGATACCCTGTTCATTAATAGTAAAACGGTTATCAATCAGAGTCATTTTCTGATTAAATTGCTCAGTTGCAAGTTTATTAGCTAATTCCCCCAATAAATCTTGTTTATTTTTATCAACTGTTTGTTTCAATTCAGGAATTTTAAACCCAGCAACATAATCTTCTACTTGTTTAAGCTCAACTTTCGCACCGATTGCGGTTGCCTGTTGTTCGAGTTTTGTATTAGCTTCAGTAAGCTTTTTACCTTGATCGGACACTACATTGTTTAAATTACTAACTGTGGAGGTCAATCCGTTTGCTGTTTGTTCTACTGTAGTCATGCGCTTTTCAAATCCTACTTGACTATCCTGTACCTTAGTTACAGTAGTTTTTACTCCATCCACACTTTTCTCAATCTCGGTTGTTTTAAATTGAAAAGCCCCTTGTGTTACTCCATCTTCTGGAGCAAGATTCCAAGATTCAAGTAAGTCACCAAATGTAACCATTATTCCTGTAAACGTTGCATCTACAGTTGTTGTATTAGCGGTTGCTATATTTACACGTACTTCCTTCAAAGTACCTGTATATTTAGTCGTATCAAATTTAACTGAAATCCGTTTCCAGCCATTCGTTACCTCTTTTTGCGGAAAAATAGAATAATAGTTCTGATCTTTTCCGTTTTGATCATAAGTAAACCGCATGTACAAACGTGGATACTCAGATGTAGAAGTTACCGTTTTTACATCCACATAGCAGGAAGCTACCCCTTTTTTATTTATAAAAGGTTCTGTTTGTAAAATTTGAGTGACAAAAGCGCCATTGCTTGTTAATTGCAGACCTTTCTTAATTTCTGGAACATTTGGTACTGTAACATCGACAATTTTAGTAGTAACCGCATTTGTGATTCCGTTCCATCCGTTTTTATCATTCGAAAAATCCGAGTTAATTGCATAGTTTCGAACTTTAACTTCTCTTGTCTCTAAACTTGTAAGCTTTTCGGTGATTTTTCCAGCTTTCTCTTCTATTTCAGTTGTTGTTTTCTTTAGTTCGCTTGTTGTTTGCTGTACATCAGATATTGTCTTTTTCGTACCTTCTACAGTTGATTCAACCGTATTTAATTTATTACTAATCTCACCATCTTTTTTAGTTAATGATTCGATAGAAGTTTTAAATCCATCTGAAGTTTGCTCTATTTGAGTCACTTTTTTATTAATATTACCTTGTTCGGTTTGTACATCAGAAATTGTGCGACTAACACCCTGTAAACTTTCCTTTACTTCGTTAAACTGTCCTGTCGCCTGATTCTGTGCCTCTTGAACCTTTTGATTTAACTCTGTTTTTGTGGTTTCGATATCTTTATTAACCTGATCTAATGTTTCTTTTTTTACAGATTCAACATCAGGTACAACCGATTCCCACGCTGTACCTGTCCATATTTTTAAAATACCGGGCTTTCCGTTACTAATATCCCGCCAAAGCGTCTTAAAAGGTTTAAGACCTGTTGTTGGTGGATTCTTGGATTCTATAATTTCAACGGTATTATTTTTAATATTCTCTTGTACTTTTTCAGCTAGTGTTTTTGCTGCTTCTGACTCCTTCTTTGCATTACTAGCTATTTCATTCGCTTCTTTCACTAATTTATCTAGCTGATCTATCATTTCTTGTTTATTGCCAAGTGAACTAAGAATACGATTGTAAATTTTTCTTAATTCCTCATTTTGATTAACAATCTCACGATAGTCACCAAACATGTATTTATCTTGTGTAGGGTCAGTAAAAGATTCATCACCAGCAATAACCCGCGCTTCTAAATGTAATTTAGGTGTAAAGCCTGTGTCTTTAATTCGAATTATATCCCCTTCATCAATCAATTCATGAGCCAAACCAAACACCCTGCCAAGTGATTGTGCTTCAACTTCATAAGATACAAATGTATTTACACGCTTTGCTAGTTCCAATCTCATAAGCGTCATAAGACGTTGTGGAGTCATGTCTTCATGATCTGTTTCAGGCGTATAGAAACCAAATTTATGTTGCCCATGTTCATTCCATCTTTGAAACGCATCTGCATCTACGATATAAGGTAGACCTTTATTAATGCTTTCGATAGTGATTACTTTGTCTCCCTCACCTTTAACAAATCCAATTAAAGCTGTACAAATCTCCCGTGAATGTTCAATACGCTTTACACCAATTAAATCTTTACCTAATTCTATTTCTTTCCCTGTTTCACGCCCGCGTTTTTGGATCATATCTACATACCAACCAATAATTTGCGATCCTTTAACCTCAACACGATATTGGATTTCTAATTTAAACAGCGATGAAATTTTCTTTAAGAAAGTAAGAGGATCAATAAACTCATCTATCGTCATTGTATGGAATCCTGCATACTCAGTAATACCACGTTTCCATTTCATCCCTACGAGTGCCAAGTCTATAAATTCGTTAACAGTTTTGCTCTCTATACGTTGCGGACTGATAAAACCCTCTTTTGCTATTTGGACCCAAGCTCCAGAAGCATGAACCGTAACAGATCCATCATTAGAATCTCTTTCAACCTCATTATTAATTACATATGGTACAATACGCCCATCACGCACTTCTTTTAAAATCAAATTTTGCTGTTGTAATGTAATAGCTTCAGGTGTGCCATCAAAAACTTTAAATTCTAGCATGTCTACATTGTTTTTAAGTTCCCATTGTCGTCTATCATCCCAATAATCTTTTGGTTGAATAACTGATATAATTTGATCTGTTTTAAAGTCAACAACATGAAGAATTCCGCTTGGTGTTCTCATCTGTATCTCTCCCTGTAACTGACTGTTGCATTTACATCAGGTGGCATTATATCGATACGATTATCACCACGTATTACGATAGGAAAATTACTAAAGATTTCTTTTATATTGATTGCATTCTTCCCATTGATTGTGACAAGACTTTTCTCAGTATCGATAACAATTTTATCTCCAGTATCAAAGATGTATGGTTGTGTATTAGATGGCACTTTGTTTACTTTCCAAAACTTTAAATCATCAATTTGTATTTCGTTAATAGGCTGGTGATTATCCCACTTACAAATCGCAATCATAACTTGTGCAATTTTACGTTCTGTCATNGGATTTCCTGTTTCATCAATCCAACGTTCTACAAGCGAAGCGCCATCTTTTTCTGTACCATCTATAAACTTAGCCACATATACAGACCACACCTTACCCCGCCTAGCGATACGTAAACGCCCTCGGAATTGGTTAAATGTAGTCGAATAATATCCACTTGTATCAACTAATTTCCGAAAACTATTAGGGGTTCCGCTATTTCCAATTTTCATATGCGCCCTTGTAATTTCAGCAGTTGCATATAGATCGTTCATATTGATGCGGGCTACCACATTACTCGCCTCATCTAGAAGAAGAACTTCAACACGCCCCATTTCACCAATGTTTTTAGACTTTAAAGTCATCCATGCCTCCATTTCAAAATCTTGTAATGGACCACCTGGAATATTCTTCTTGGCTATGGCACCGTAGAATCCTGTCTCTTTTCCGTAATCTTCGCAATATAGTGCATGACCATCTCTTGACTTAAAACTACCTGTTCCTTTCATCTCCTCGAATTGTCCAGTAACAGGTGTCCACCCTATAGGAGTAGCCATTTCATCCCACATCACTCTTTCTCGCTCTTGTACTGTGGTTTCTTCCACAGTCAGAGGGTATCCTAATCTAAAATAATCACGATTATGCGGATACTCTCCAAACCATATATCTAAAAAGGTACTTGGTTTTTTTACAGTCATTTCAATTAATGCTGGAGCTTCTACACTTCCCTTATTAGTAAAAAAAGAAGTTGTTTCTGTAGACCACTCTTGAGTAAATTTGTGAGTATTTATTTTCCCTAATTTATATGGCATTGGACAAATGAATTTTAAATTTCCTTGTCCAATTTCTACAAACTCATCAACATCGAACTCTTCATCTACGACAGCTAAATAAGTTCTGTCAGGTTCTGTATCGAAAATAAGTTCTTTTGGTTGATCTGTAATTAACCAACTCGCTATATCTTCACTAAGTATTTTCATATCAACTCCAGATGGAGCAATAATACCAACAGGAACAGAAAATACACGCATTTCAGTCTGTGTATTTAATAATCTTGCTCCTGGATAACTCGGAACACTTAGGAAATTCCTTCTTAACGGTGCCCATATTGGTCTTTTCCATCCTCTTTCGATGTGAATATAATTCTTCCGTTCCCCATTAAATGAAAAAGAACTCATATTATCACTCCTTTTGTCAAAAAAAGAAACCCAAATCTAAAAGACTGAGTTTCTTGCTTGTGCTCTATTTTGATATTCAGTTATATATTGATGACTTACTCTTGCTACCTCCCGTCCTTCCAATATAACTGGAATCTCAATGTAAACAGGTTTTGGTTTTGTATATGGTTGCTTGTCTGGATTATCATTGTCAGGTCTATATTGAACAACATTAGGATTGTCCGATAACACTTCTCTCCATCTAGAAAGGTTCCCAACATCATAAACAGAAAGTCCTTCAAATCTTTCCATTTGACGACCAATCTCTCTGACCATATCACGCATACTTTCAGGAATATGTGTAATCCAATCGTTTTGCCAATCTCCATCTACAAAAATAGCATTAAAATATTTAGTCAACGGATCATCACCTTGAAAACTAAATATTTCTTCGGGTTTTAAAGAACGTATACTATTAACAGCTCCCGATACTGTTTCTTGTAATGCATCTCGTACAACAGAATATTGTGTTTTAATTCCTTCTGCAATTCCATTTGCCATTTGAACACCTGTAAATTGCATTTTGTTTGAATTACTCCCTAATGCTAACTCGTTTACTAAAGCCTTATTTGCCTTTGAACCAAGTGTACGACTCTCTCGTTCAGCCATATAAGATCCCTTTTGAATACCTACAGCAAACCCTTCACTAAAAGGTTTACCCCCTTGATCCCTAGTTAACTTTGACGGAGAGTTCACATTAAGTGTAGCTTTTAATGCTTCAAACGCACCTCGTGCTAAACTAGAGGCTACATTCTGCACATTCCATTCACCATTGGAAATACCTTTAGCAAATCCACTTGAGAATGCTTCACCAGGACTCACCGAACTAACACTTTTCAGACCAGAATTTCCACTTTCCGCTACATTAGAACCACTCGATCTCGCTTGTCCTTTTGTACTTTCCATCCCTTGAGCAAACTGACTACCACCTTTTTGCCCTTGTGGAGTACCGTTGATTGTATTAAAACCAGCATGAGCCGACGTAACAGCCTCCAGAGCACTTCCTCTGATGTAGCCTTTTTGATTAACAATACCACTTCCAACACCTTGTCCACCTTGATTACCTGCTGGGTTTCCATTAATAGTGCTAAAAGCGTTATGAGCACTAGCAACTACTTGCAATGCGCTCCCTTTAATATAGCCATCTTTACTTATTATCCCTTGCCCTAGTTCNTTACCACTCTTACTTCCGCCACCGCCATCAGTGGTACTACCCATAATTCCTTCCACAGCTTGTTTTTTTCCTGTCGCTGCATTCTCCGGAGCCATATTACCAGCAATCCCGTAAGCCTGTGTTTGACTTATATCAAATCCGACCTGAGTTAGATCTAACTTAGCTCCATTTTCAACTAACAGTGCAATCGCCTTTGCTGCTAGCTCAGCATTAATAGAGCCATTTTGCATACCTTGAACAAGTGTCTGCACATTAAATTGACCAGCTTCTCCGAGATCAACTTGAACATTACTTTTAATATCTAACCCCATAGTCTGTGCTACTTGTGGTAAAGATAAAGCTCCAATTTGCATCCCGTTAATTAAAGTTTGAATATTATTCTGACCTTCTTGAGTAGCATCTACCTTCACACCATTTTTCACTTGCTGTTGGAAAAACTGAAATACAGTATCAAAAGATAGAGTCCCTGTTTGAAGTCCTGTAATCCAAGAATCCATTGTCATTTTCCCATAGATTCCTAAATCAATTGTGGTATTACCTTGCATATTTTTACTTAGAAATTCNCTTACTTCACCAGTATCTTTGGTTTTAATACCATCAATCCACTTTTGCATGGATTCAATACCACTTTGTGATAAATCCACTTTATAAACTTCTTTCAGTTTATTAGCATTTGCTGTTGCTACAGCTGAAGAATCCAGTTCACCCTTTTGAAGCTTCTGTAAAAATGTATCAATTGTGAATTGTCCTGCTGGTCCTAAATCAATTTTCATTTTGCCATCAATTTCTTTTGCCATTGATTCGGCTAACAATCTAGATGACTCTGTACCCTTTTTTAATTCAGAAAGATACATTCCTATGCTTTCAATTTTAGATTTACCATATTGCAACTCATACTGAAGTAATTTATCTTGATAATCTTTTTCTGCCTTTTCTTGATCACTTCTAAATCTTTGATCTAGATCAGCTGCTTTTTCTCGAAATCCATATGCGGCTTTAATACGTGCGCCCCAGCCTTTATCTTCTGCTTCAATCCTTTTCGCTTGTGACGCTAAAATCTCAGAATCTTCTTCCTTCATATGCTGTTGCAATACTTTAAATCCATCATTTCTAATAGATTGCAAATCATTCACATGCTTTGATTCATAAAGTGCAATAGCATCTAAAGTTGCTTTTCTTTCTTCTGGTTTAATTTCACCTAATTTAAACGCTTTTTCTACATTTTCACGCCAACCTTTAGTTTGCTTCTCTAAAGATTTAACACCGTCGTCATATACTTTTATGATGCTTTCAAACCGTTTTTTTCCAGCATCTAAAGATAACATTCCGCCAGCTTCAATCTCTTTCGAAATCGATGTGATTTCTTTTGCTTTTGCATAGAATTGTTGAACATTCTTGTCAGCAACCTGCAAGGCTTGTTCGAATTTTTGAGCGAAATCTTTCGGCATTTTCATGGTATCTCCTTGATACCTTTTAATACCCTCTTCCAAAATCTTTTCTGCTTGTGTAGCAACTTCAATCTCTTTATTAATGGATTCAATGACATTATTCTTAACTTGTTCTAAGGTTTGTTTGGCACTCTCAGGGACAGTCCCCATTAACTGACTAAACATCTTATTAAATTCGCTTTTCTTTCCTTCTAACTCTTTAATGACTTCATTTGTCATTCTTTGAAAAGCTTTAATGGTTTCGTCAGCTGCTTTATTCGCTTCTTCACCTGTTTTAAGTTTTAAATCCATCATGTTATTGATAGCCTTATCTTTTAAATCCACATAGGCACCAGCTGCTTTACTCGTTGCGTCACTTACTCTTTGCCCAAACTTATCCATATCATTTTGTGCCTGTTTAGATTTTTCGTTCAGATCAACAATTGCAATACCTAGCGCTCCTACAGCAAGAACAGCTCCAGTAATCGCTAAAGCGACTGGATTTGCTAATAAAGCACCGATACCCATCGCTAAAAATCCTACAGCTGTTGTTACTCCCGCTATCCCGAAAGCTAATAACGAGCTTTTAGCAATCATTTGTTGTGTAGATTCATCTAAATTATTAAACCAATCCACTACACCTTGAACACCCTCTACTACGTCAACTAATATCGGTAACAAGGCATCTCCAAAGGACTTTTTAAGAGTGTCTACAGCGCCGCTTAGCTGTTCAATTTTACCTTTAGTTGTATTCATCTTTGTCTCAGCAACTTCTAATGCTGTTACCTTCGACATTTCTCCATACATCTTATTAACGCCGTCTGCGCCCTCTTTATAAAGGATTGTTGCACCACGTACTGCATCAGAACCAAATAATGTTTCTAATGCCATACTTCTTTGTTGATCCGTTAAATCTTTCATAGATTCGTTTAATAATCCAGAAATTTTATCCAACCCTTGAATATGTCCTTGCTGATCATAGAATTTTGAAGATAGAAAAGCGGAACTGGTTGCTAATTCGCGGAATGTTGTATCACATTTATCATTCCATTTCGTAACGCCTTCTGTTTTCATTACATATTTTTCTAAAGCTACTTCTATATCCCCTACATTTCTGGAAGCTGGTTGAATACCGTTTTTAACCAAGAAATCAAAACCAGCTTGTGCATTGTACGTAATAAGACCCAAATCACGCATTTTGTTATATGCTTCTTTTGTAGATGGGTTTAACCGCATTAGCATGGTTTTTAAAGATGTACCTGCATCGGAGCCCTTTAATCCGTTTTGCGCAAATACTGCCAAAGCTGTAGCTGTATCTTTGAATGTCAAACCAGCTCCTGCTGCTACTGCTGATGATGCCGCTAAACCATATTTAAGCTCTCTTACATCAGTAGCTGATGCGTTTGCTGCTCCCGACAAAATATTGGCTGCATCTGCTACTGAAAGGTGATCAGCTTTAAATGCATTTAAAGCTGTCGATGCAATTTCAGCTGCTTCTCCTAATTCTAGTTCTCCAGCTGTTGCTAAGTTTAAGGCACCTTCCAAACCGCCATTAATAATCTCAGTGAGGCTTACCCCCGCTTTAATTAATTCCTCTATTCCTTGTCCTGCTTCTACAGAAGAGTATTTTGTTTTTTCACCCATAGTGACTGCTAGGTCACCAATTTGTTTCATCTCTTCTCCAGTCGCACCAGAAACTGCTTGAATATCAGCCATTTTCTGTTCGAAGTTCATAGATTCTTTAACAGCCATCGCAAGCCCAGCACCAATAACGCCTGTCATGGCTGCAAAGGTAGTACCGACCTGTCCACCTACATCTTGCATTTTATTTCCTGTATCACGCATTCGTTCTCCGGTACGATGAAGACGATTTTGTTGTTCAGCTAATTCACGATTTGTTTCTCTTATTTCATTTTGAATTCTTGCTTGGGCTGTTTCCGCACGATTCATAGCAATTGTATTGTTATCAATTTGTGTATTTAATCTTTGTAAAGCCTGTCCATTTGCTGTATATTCAGCCTGCAATTGTTTTAATTCTTGCTTCAATTGTTTTGCTTCTTGCGAATTACGCCCAAAGTTCTGGACAGCCTGGTTATACTGTGTCTCAAGACGTTCCATTGATGCTGCCAAGGTTAGATTTGAAGCTTGTAATTGCTCTTGTTTTTGTCTTGCTTGTTCAATTTTTTGGCGGTAATGTTCGACCTTTTGACCTTGCAAGGTGAATTTTTCATTCAAATGCGTTAACTTGTTTTGTAACTGTTCAACAGAATTACCAAGTAATCTAGCTCTTTCACTTGTTAAATTGAACTCTGAATCTAATAAACGTAAACCACGATTAATTCCTGCTACTCCATTTTCAAAGCGTTGGGTGTCAAGCGTAACTCGTGCGCCAATCTCCATATCTCCAGCCATTTATCTCACCTACCTTTACAACCAATCTGGTGCTTGATTTGCTGTTCGGACTACATTCTTATCTTCTTGTTTTTTCTTATAAGCTAATGTTTTAAAGAAAAGTACTAAATCCATCTGATTAATATCCGTTTGGGACATACCAGAATCTTGTAACATGCTATATATCCCTAACATCATTTCTGTTGGGTTGAACGGTTCTTTCTGTTCCTTTGTCTCTTTTTTTTTGCTGAATTTGTCTTCGAATCAATTGCATTAATAATTGCCACAGCTTCAGCAATGCTACCTACAATCGCTAAACAAATAGAATAGATCGTGGATGACAGAAACCAGGCATGTACCCCCTCTAAGAACTCTTCTACAGTGAATCGGTTATCAAAAACCTTAACAACAAATTGAGTCGCCTCTTTTAACAAGTCAAAATGCACCCTATCCGCACTCAATTTTTCTGTCCATTCCGAAGCTATAAAAGCATCAGTAGCTGGAATAAAATGAGGTAAAAAGAATGTTTTTTTTCCAGAAGATAAGTTTAAAACTAATTTAAATGACTCTGTTTTTTGATTTTCTTGCATAATTAAATCTCCCTTCATAAATAAAAGGCACAGCATTAAGCTGTACCTTTTTTATCATTTTATTTGCTAAGTGCTGGTGCTGTTTCTGTTGGTGGTGCTGGAACTGTCTTAAACCAATTCGCTGCAACGGTTGCATCATATCCTGTTTCTTCTTCATCTAAACGATGTCTCCAGTTTCCATCTGAACGTTGGATCGCTTTGCATTTAATTTTAGCCGATTGGAAAGTTGGTTTATCTTCAGCTGTCTTGTGCTCATCTTCAGGAATTTCAAATTTCGTTTTGTAGTAGCAATAAAAACGGTTTTTCCCATTGTCTTTTGGTAAACGGTATAATAACGCTACATATGGAGCAACATCATTTACATTATCGATTACCTGACCTTTAATTAGTTTCTTTCCTAATAGTTCAGCGTAAGTAGATAATGAAATATCCGCTGTTTCTAATTCGATTTCTACACCACCAAAGGCACTTGCTGTTGCTAGTGGACCTCCTTCTGCGTAGAACGTTACGGATTCATTTTTAGGTGAAGCCTTGCCACTTACTGCATCTCCAATTTTCTTAGGTGCTGCATACGTAAACTTACCATCTGGTGTTTCTGTCAAAATCGCATAATGTAAATCTCTAAAATCGACTGCAATTGCCATATTTGTTTTCCTCCTAAATTCTTAATTCCGTACGAAATCTCATTCCATAATGATAGATTTTCGTATCTGGTTCATATAAATTTGCTGTTGTAATACGCTGAAACCCAATATTTTTCATACAGGTGTTTACCGCTTCTTTTAAATCCACCTTCACAGGACTAAAGGACCAAATATCTACTTGAAATAAAATAATGCTGGTAGATTCCACGCCCTCTGCGTATCTCCCAGCACCATTATCTAGCTCAGAATAAGTAATCCATGTTTTTCCGTTATCATCACCACGAACCATATTGTAGATATATTCTCCACCAATTTTCTCTACAATATAAGGATTCGTAAGCGCACGTAACACATCTTTTTCTAAAAATCTCATACGATATGAAATGCTGCTGCAAAGACATTTCTCATCTCATGAACTGCCTTTACTTCCGTGTGAGTTACTGTCTTTTCTATAAACCCTTTATGTGGTGGATGTGGCATTTTACTGGTTCCCCAATTTTGGAATTTCATATAAAAGTGTGGGGAATTATCATCTTTTTCCCACCCCACACTAATTGATTTGACTCCATTTCGAGTTTTTATTTTTCCGACAAGCACCTGATCCTTTGCATGTTTACCTGTTCTCCATGATTCTTTTGGTGAAGGTGGTTTCGGATGTGCACTTACTGGACTTTCTGCCTCTAAAGCATCCCTTACTACCTCAGCACCTTTCTTTAATGCTGAGTTTTCAATTGTTTTTACACTTCTTCCTAAAGCTTCAAAACGCTGAATTGCTTCTTGTATTCCAAAGGTCGTTACTTCTGCCATATAGATCGCTCCTCACACACCAAGCATGTTTCTTTATGTTGTTCATCAACATCTACAACAGCTTTTATTTCAAAGAGTCGATCATCATACAAGACTCGCATTTTCGAATCAATTCCCCTACGAAATCGCATAAAAAAATTCACTGTACGTACCGCATTCTCGGTATTTCCAGCGAATATTTCATAATTAAACCCCTTTCCAAATGGTGTTTTTGCTCTTGACCAAACAGTGACAACATCTTTCCATTCGGATGGAATTGGATTCCCTTCTTCATCTTTTTTATTTGTAATTTCTTGTTGAATTGTTATTCGTTTATTTAATTTACTTGGATTCATGATTATCACCGTTATTATAGTCCCTTAATTGCAATATAGTAGTTTCTAATGACTGTTTTAATGCAGGGACATTTAATGACTTATCTTGATTCTCATAGTTTAATAAGACATGTGTAATTACTGCTATTTTGTAAAGTGCCTTTTCGCTTTCAGGAACACCGGATCCTAATAAGGCTTCTTTTGCTCCCTCAATTAGAAGCTGAATAACTGTATCCTCTTCATTCCCATCAATTTTTAATTTCCCTTTTATAAGTTCCAGCATACTATCACCTACGATCCTGAAGCGTTTGTTTTCACTGATAATTCAGCACTTAAAGATGAAATTAATCCATTATTAGCTACAGCTTTTATTTGATAAGAATACGTTGTATCACCTGTCAAACCTGTATCTTTATATGTTGTTGTGACTGATGTTCCTACTTGTTTTCCATTACGGAATATTTGATATTCTTTAATGCCCCCATCATAGACAACAGGAGACCAACTAATGTTGGCCGTTGTTACCGTAGTAGAATCAACTTTTAATCCTGTTGGCCCCTGGGGATGGTTAGGGTGTAGTCTGTACTTCTGCGATACGGAATGCTGATTTCAGCTTGATTTTATGGTCAAACCAAGCTGTTAAAACAAACAGTTCAATACCTGTTTTCACATCTTTGTCACGATCATAAATCATATTCGGATCGTAGTTGAAGTGCGAATATCGGAAGTCACCAACGACAGGATTTACTGCTGAATCACAGAACTTGACTGGTTTACCTAAAACCTGTTCTGGTTGAGCATTGTATAAAGTAGCGCTACCATTAGCAAGCATTTCAATTATGTCTAGATAATCAGCGTAACGCATTTTAATAGTTGCATTTGCACGGAAATCCTCATGTAAATCTGCAATTGCTGACTTAATAGCTTTGTATAAATTAGCACCTTTAATAGCTTTAATACCAGCTTTATAGAATGACATGGATTCTTCTCCTGCTTTAGGAGTTGTTGTGAATGCTACTTTTTTCTCTTTTGCTGCTAAACCACTTTCTAGCGCCTGATCTACAGTTTGTACTAAGTTTGCATCCGTTGCAGCTAAAACAGTCTCTGAAATAGGGACGAAAATTTTGAATTTGTTACGTCCAAAAATTACAACATCCCCTTCAGCTTTTAATTCTTTTGCTGTTTCTGTATCAGCAATAAAAGCATCATCATCCAAAGTAAATGTAACTTTAGGAATTTCCAGGTTAGTAACACTTGTAAATGTAGATACCTCTCTTAAAGGGTTTTTAACAAACGGTTCATGTAATAACTCATTTGTCATCGTACTTGGAAGGATTTTTTCTCCACCTGTCGAGTTATTATCACCCAAAGCCATTCTTGCATCTTCAGACAGTGAACGTTGACGGATTGTAGCACGAACCAATTCTGCTTTTGCTGCAATTATCTTTTGTTTCGGATCTTCAATGCCTTGCAAACCAGTTTGATTTTGAAATTGCGCTTTTTGCTCAGCTTCCATCGTGTCATGTTGTTCTTTAATTACATTGAAACGCATTTGAAGGTCTTTCTTTGATTGTTGTAACGCTTGGAGACTCTCCATGGTTGCGGATGGATCAATTGCCTTCTGAGAAAGCTCATTCTCTACTTTTTGGAGCTGTTGACCAATAGTAGATAAATTTTGTTTTAGTTCAAATAATGTATTCTTCGAAAAGTGTTGTAAGTTACCAATAGATAATCTAAATTTTGTTTTCATGAATGAATTCCTCCTAAAATTGTCTTTATATAGTCCGCGTTAGCTTTCGCTTCTTCGGCAATTTTTTGTCGTTCTAACATTTCGTTGGATGGTATGTTAGCTTGTGCATTTACTAACTGTTGTGGAACATTCTTGTATTCTTTCATCCATTTTTCATCTAGACATGCTGCTGCATTATTTGCTGGGATAATTTCATCACAAAGTCCGTACCCCATAGCTTCTTCAGCTGATAGCCAGGTCTCTGCATCTAGTAATTGTTTTAAAATATCTGGATCTAATTTATCACCAGCACGAGTTAAATAGTGTTGCACCATTGATTGATTAATACGTTCAATGTCATCTGCTGCTTTACGTAACTGCTCGGCATTTCCTGATGCGTATGTCCATGCGTTATGAACCATCAACATCGAATTAGCATACATAATGATTTTGTCTGAAATCATCGGTAACACTGATGCACATGAAGCACCAATACCATCAATATAGGAGATAACCTTCGCCGGATGTCTTTGTAACATTGCAATAATGGCCATTGTTTCAAATACCGATCCACCTGGACTATTAATGTAAAGGTTAATAGTTTCAATACTATCACCTAACTCGTCAAGTTCATTTTTGAAAGTAATAGACGACACCTCGCCATATTCTTCCCATGCATACTTTGTGATTTCTCCATAAATAAAAACATCAGCCATTTTACCATTGGCGGATGCTTTCATTTGAAAAAACTTATTCTGTTTGTTCTTTCCCACTACTTTTCACCCCCTTTCGTTGAGATGGGTCCATATCAATTGGGTATAAATCACCAGAAATCCACAATTGAGATGCTGAACCTCCCTTTGGTGGTTTATCTTCTAATTCACGCACTTCATCTGGTGTTAGTCCACCACTTCGAAGCATCATTTGATAAAACTGTGTTCTTGCTGCTGTATCGCCACGTAGTAAACCACTCATATTAAATTTAAAATAATATCCAGCTTGTCTCTCAGCTTTATTTAGCAATTTTCGGTTCATTTCTTGTTCATACTGCCGAGCAATAGGAGTTAAAGTCATTTGAACAAACTGAATCATTAATTGCTCATTGCTACTATAACTCTGACCTTCCGTATCATTTAAAAAAGAAACAGGAACATTAAAAACGTTAGCAACCCGCGAACGTGTAATTCGTTCTGATGCTAACGTGTCTGAAGCGAAGTATTTCCGCTCCATCTCTTCTATATTGACACCTGGTTCCCTGAATAAAATACCACCATTCTCTTGGTAAAACCGTCTAAAATCATCAATGATTTTTTGTCTCTTTTCATTATCGACCTGCGTCGCATAATCCAAAATAAAACTATCTTTCTTCTGCATTTCTGACAAACTAAATTCTTGTACTGCCTTATCATATTCAAGAGTATTTCTCAAAACATCAATTGGACAAATACCTTTCCATCTTGAAATACCTGTGATGTGTTTGACATGAAACATGTTCATATTGTGGATGTAATACGTTCCTTCAATCCCACGTACCTCATACCACAAATTATTATCATCCGTATTTAAAAAAGGCATTACATAAGCAGATTCAATAGGGATTAATGATTCCACTTGAAATCTAATATCACGAATGATAGCTGCATATCCATTTCCAGTTTCATTTCTTGAAACTTCAATTTTATTTATCCATTCAAATCCGGTCATGTTTGGATTAGGTTCATTCATCACAACATCAGACACTTGATTAACAACAGTGTCATAATCCTTATAGAGCTTTAATGGCAAAGATGCTACCGTATTAGATAATCTACTAATCACACTGAAAATCGTCTCATTTGTAGCTAATTTTGTATTATCAATACCCCAAAACTTCCTTCCAAACCATGAAGAAAAGTTATATCCAGCGCCTTTCCATCCCAATGAAGCTCCTTTAATCGCTCCCTTAACACGATTAATCAGTTTCAATTTCTCACCGCCTTTCTATTTAAAAAGATCGTTAACTGATATAAATTCAATATTTCCATCACCTTGTAATTGAGATAACATAGGGATTACTTCTGTATGAGCATTTAAAAAAGCTGCAAAGCCATCAATCTTTCGATATTTACTCTGTTTAGATGGTAAAAAGTTCCCGTTTCTGTCTTCCACAAGCTTTACATTATTCATATACCAACGGAAGAGACGGTTTTTATTACTGATTATTTTTCCATCCAACAACAATTCTTTTACATCCTTTAATGCTGGGCTTAAAGTTAAATGCCCTTGTCGAACTGGTTCGGTTTTAAATCCATATGCTTTTAAATCTTCATTTAAACGATAGGCATTTGCTGGATCATAAGTAATTTTCTTTATGAAATAGTGTTCGGATTGCTCAACAAACCAATCATAAACATACTCATATTTCACATACTCACCAGGGATAATAGTGAGCCAACCTTTGTCTTTAAACTCTTTGAAACTAATATTTTCGTTATCACGATCAACTTTAGCCTGCGGAACCCAACTGTGAGATAGCACAAAAATATTTCCATCATCTAAAGGAAACTCTAAACAAGCGCTTGTAAAATCTTCTGTTGCAGATAAATCATAACCTGCAACACATTCTTTACCAGCTAATCCCTTTATATCAATAACTTCTTCATTCCTTTTTAATATCTCAATACCAACAAAGGACATTTCATCATTATCAACAAAGATGTTAAATTGTTTTGTAATCCAGTCATTCTTTTCAGCATCTGTATGCTTATCTGTATTCCAATCATCAATAAGCGATGGAAGATCTAACGAAACTCCCATATTAGGATTTGCTTTAATCCATAATTCAGGATTTTCAATTTCATCCACGCTATCCATTTCAGCCATGAAATAAAACTTTCTATCTTGGTCAATAACTCCTTCTAAAACATCAGTTGCAATTTCATAGTATTGAACAAGTGGTCCTTCAAGCTGATATCCTGCCGTAGTGATATAAACAATCATTGGTTGTTTACGTGCACCACGTGATTTTTTTATAACATTGATTAACTTAAAGTTTTTGAATTCATGTATTTCATCAAAAATACCAAGATGTGTATTTAATCCGTCTAGTTTCTTACTATCTGATGCACGAGGTTCAATTTTAGAATGCGTTTTATCATGGAAAATACCTTTCTGATTTTCGCGTAAATGTTTCCGAAGAAGGGGTGATTTTTGAACCATTGCACGACTTTCATCAAATAACTCCCCAGCTTGTTGTTTTGTATTTGCTAAAACATAAACACGAGCACCTGGTTCATTATCTTTAGCAACAGCATAATTAGATAAACCAGAAATCATTGTAGTTTTTCCATTTTTACGTCCAATAAAAATAAGGCCCTCACGAAAGCGCCTATAACCTGTATCTTTATGAATCCATCCATACAAAGAACCTATAACAAAGTGTTGCCACGGTTGAAGAACCAACCTTTTATAATCACCTTTTGATGGACGACAAAACTTTTCGATATATCGTATAGGTCGATGCGCTTTTTCTTCATCAAAAACCCAAGGGAACTCCTCAGTCCCCTGTCTCCTCAAATCGTTTAGATGACGTTGACAAGACAAGACATTTTTCTTACTAGCTATTATGTTTCCTTTCACAACTTGTTCTGCATACCAAGTTGTTCTTAGTTCAGGAGATGGATCTACCAAAATATTAAAATGCTGTATCTGCTCATCTCGCCAATTTTTATACCACTTAGCTATTTCAGAGGGCTTAGAAGTTGTCGTAATCATCATCAGAATCTCCAGTTAGCTCTTCCTGAAGCTTTTTTCGGCTTGCCCCAGTCAACCCTAGCTCCCCTAAATATTGTCGAATCTGTTGTAAATACTTAGGTATCTCTGGTATCAAAGTGTGCTTAGTCAGATTTGTAGCACCAGATTTATTTGTATACTCCATCGTCAGACCTTCTTTTTTAACATTAGCTGCCATCTCTCTAAACATTTGGTAACTGAAGGCAATCGCTTCAACTACAATAGGATCATTGATATCAGCCTTTCCTTCAACTTCTAAAACAGACCAAATACGAATCCAAGTATCTTTTCCTACCTTTTTTAAATGCGTAGGCGGTTTCCTCTCAATCAATCCTTTATCCACGATATCACCTCACTTACATTTTATGGATAAAAAGTACCAATTCAGAAATAAAAAGCTCTTATTTTCAGGCTTTACCCCCCTTTAGAAAAATCACTTGCGCTACCCACGAAGGAGGCATCCGGTCTGGGCGGAAACGGCTCTGAACAATAAAAGGAGGGGGGCTATATGAATTCTTTGTTCGCTTTTACTTTTACGAACTGAATCTTTCTTTTATTTTTCTTTTTTCCTCCGCTCTTTTCAGGATGTTCTTTGTTGTGACATGCATTACATAAACTAATTAAGTTATCTAATGTTAATGCAAGTTCAGGATACTCATTTCTTTCTTTGATATGATGAACCATATCAGCAGGTACCGGCATCAATGGATCGTGCTTCATGCACTCTTGGCAACGGTAGTTGTCTCGTATCAACGCTAACTCCCTACACCTCCGCCATGCTGTACTATCGTAGAACTTCTTTGCTTCTTTATCTCGTTTGTATTTATCGTAGAACTTTCGTTGTTGCTTGGTTTTATATTCGTTCATTGTTTCTCATCTTCATTACTCCAGTTACATGCAAAAGGATATCGCTCAATTGATACCGTACCAACTTCTCCTTCTTCTGTTAACGTTAATTCTAACTTCCTTATACCTTCTCTTCTTTGCCACTCTTTATCTACTTGTATATTATCAGTACCGTTGAACTTAATCATCTTTCCTCACTCCCTTTAAAAGAATATTCCGATTATATATTTACAAATAAATACAAATTGCTATAATGAAATTAACATTGCCATCAGGAAAAGTGATTCGCCCCCATGCGAGTTGCTTTTCCTTTTTTTCATGGCTATTGTTTTAAGAATTCATCTATTGTTTTATCGAGCAAACTAACCATTGCTTCTCTTCTTTGCTTTGGTGTTGTATTATCTTCCATCTCATTAAAGATAGGAAGCACACTTTCTAATTTTTGTTTATCGATACGCTCATTTACAAGATCTGTTCCTAACATCGAAATGAATGTGCT